ACGTTACGTTTGTGGGAGAACACTGGACATCGTTAGCATCAAAGACAAAAGCGTTAAACGCAGATGTCGCGTTGAAGAAGTCTACGAGTTGAAAGCAGAAGGTAAGATCATAATTCCAGATCGTGCCAAAAAGCCAAAACGAAAGTATGATCAACATCGGCCCTTTGTTCAAAAGATGAAACAGAAATATGGTTTCATGGCTGAATGGAAGCAAGAGGGTGGATACGGTGACTACTGGGTAGAGATGCCGTCACACGCGGAAGACCTAGCCTACGACATGGAACATGAGCTTAGTGATGAACATACTTGCTACGACATGGCAGACGTTGCAGGAAGAATGGAACGTATGGCAGAGTTCATGGAAGAATACTGTGTAGAATAAACAATAGCCCGCGGTTCTCGGATCGCGGGCTTTTTTATGTGGATCGCGGCTCACGGCACAATTAAACACGGTTCTATGTATATAGAGAGGCAAATAGAAAAAAAATATTTTTTGTTAAAATAGGTGTGTCCGGTGTAACCGTGTGTCTTTTGGCAAAAAGCCGTTTATATATATAGGGTTAGCAAGACACATATTTAAAAATAAAAATGTGCCAGTTATGCAAATAAGTGCCAGTTGGCCTTAATGTCCAAAATAGCATAAAGGGCCTCAGAAAGTTTTTTTATAAAAAATATATTTCCCTCTCTATATATACAAAAGGGAAGTTTTAGGGCAATGTATCTGGAAATAACTGGAGAACACTATGGCTAGGAAAAAAGCTGCACCTAAGACAACTACACCTGTTGTTAGAAAGAAACCCGGAAGGCCAAGAGCTACAAGGGAACAACCGTTAACACGACGACAAGAACTGTTTGTCAAAGAACTGGTTTCTAAAGATGGACAGATAACTATGAGGGAAGCCGCTATTGAAGCAGGCTACCCAGCGGGCTCGGCACACACTAGAGCTTATGAACTAACCAACCCTAACATTAGTCCGCACGTTGTTAATGCGATACAATCATATCGTGCCGAACTGGATGAAAAGTATGGAGTACATTACCAGCGTCATATCAAAGATCTTCAATTGATCCGAGATATGGCACTAACTAACGGCGCATACTCTGCCGCCGTCCAAGCCGAGTATCGCCGGGGGCAAGCACAAGGCGATATTTATGTAAGCAAAAGCGAGATAAGACACGGGAGCATCGACTCCATGAGTAAAGAAGAAGTCTTAAACGCCCTAAAGGAAATTAAACAAAGCTATGCCCCGATCACTATCGACATTACTCCCGAAGGACAGGACAATCCCCAAAACCGCGACAAAGCGAGAAGCCGACTTGTGGCGGATGATGAAATCGGGGATGGCGAAAAGCAACCGGAAGATCAAATCCACTAGACTTGAAACATGGGCGATGCCGGGAGTACCCGACGTTCTCTTATGTGACGAAAAAGGTTTGTTCCATTTTATTGAACTAAAAGCTACTGGTGGCAACGCGGTTGAACTGCGACCTCATCAAGTGTCTTGGTTAACTAATCACTCTCACGGTAGTGCGTGGGTTTTGGTTCGCAAAGTTAAGACAAAGACTTTGCCACAACGTGTGTATTTATACCCTGCAAGTGACGCTATGGACTTAAAGTTTGAGGGTCTGGCGGTTGATCCAATTTACTTCGAAGAGGGTGAACCTGATTGGGAAAAAATACTGGGGTTGATTTGTCCTAGATAATCGCATAAGATCGCATAGTCTTAACTTAGCTATGGAGAATATTATGGACAGGAAAGAATTTTTTGAGTGGTTGGAGACTTGCCCAACCCATAAGTGGAATATTGCAGCGGACGAAGTTGACCACGTTGTAATTACTTTTCCTACTGAAGAAGAGGAGGAAGAGTAATGGGACTTGATATGTATTTAACGGGGGATAAGTTTACCCCAACCCACGACGGTAAGCATCAACGGCAAAAAACTGATGGTTACGAGGTCACAAGCTTGCGACTCGACCTTGGTCAATGGCGTAAACATTGGGCCCTGCATAACTTTATTGACCAGCATTACTCAGACGGTAGTGGCAATAACGAATTTCCGCTTGATCCAAACCAACTATTGGAAATTGCGGAAGCCGTTGAACAAGGGCGATTGCCCGACGCAAACTATAGTACAGAAATTGACGATCATTATACCGAGGCCGACATTGTTGCTAATACTGCAAAAATCTTTCGGGATGCTGCGGCTTGGTTACAACGCGACGATGGTTTCTGGCGCGATGTAACATATTCGGGGAGTTGGTAATGGCTCTTAAAACTTATGAGATAGTTGTCGAGGGCGTTGTTTCTGCGACTCATATAGTTGAGGCGGCCAATCCCGTGGAAGCCAGTGAAATTGCTCGGCGTAACTTTTCTAAAGATACCGGTGCAAATTATCACGGCGTTGCAGTGGCAGATATTTTTAAAATTCCGGAAGTAGTAGAACTTAACTTTAAAAAAATGAGGGAAAAACATGACAAAGGATGAACTAGAGAAAATTCTCGACGAGGTATTTGCAAAAGTATTTAGGGGAGATTGGTAATGTTTTTAATGGAATGGATTTATAAACTTTTATATGGCGAAGACTTGCCAACCGAAGCCCCAAAAAGGCGACGTAAAAAATAAATAAATTAACCCGGTTGACGCCGGGTTTTTTTATGCCCTATATTGTTCTATATTATCTTATATCAAAACAATGGGGGCAACCAATGTTAAAGACTGTAGAAATTAGCCGGGCGCAAAAGACAAAAGGCGTTGCGGTAACTTATAGAGCGGGCGAAAATAATAACTTCGGAACATGTCCGGCAACTTGTGAATTAAACCCGTCCGGTTGTGGCGCGTCAAAAGTCGATCAAGATTACCTTGATGCCGTTAGCGATGCCGTACCACATAAAGGCGTTGCATTTACTTACTCGCATTTTTCGCCATTGTATTGGGCTAAGAAATTAAAGCCGGGTAAAACTGTTATAAACTATTCCGCCAAAACTGTAGAATTAGCGGCGCGTTACGTTAAGCAAAACATTCCGACGGTTTGTGCGGTTCCCTTAGATTTCTGGGAGGGTAAAAAATCCCGGGCGGTTGACGGTGTAAACGTTGTGAGATGCCCGGCGGAATATCGTGACAATTTTGGATGCAACCAATGCGGCGCGGGTGATCCATTATGCGCTCAACTTAAACGACGCTATGCCGTTGGATTTACGGCGCACGGTGTACACAAAAAGAAAGCCGCCAATCCAGACGAGGCGGGCGGTTGCTATGCTACCGGCGGCAATGTTTTAATCCATTGGACACATACGGCGGATCAAAACCAAGAGGAAACCGACGGGGATAAGTTGCGCCGGTTTGCTAAAAGCTTGGCACCGCGTACTATATTGCGGCACCACATTGCCGGGGATATTGGGGCAAGTTAACTTTTGAAAAAATAAAGCTTGCATGGTATCTAACTTTATGCGAGTTTATAGGGGCGGGGTATTCCTGCCCCGTTTTTTTTTATTTAACATGGAGTTAAAAACATGACTTACCAAACTGACGCATTATCGCATGGCATTGGAAACAGTGCAGTATCTTCACAGTGGTACAACCGCCCAGACGATCAAAAGTTTTTATCGTTAGATAGTATGCTAAATTTTAAGAAAGTTGACGCAAGCCGGATGACTTCCCGAACCGTTGATACTCACAAGGTTAAAATCATAGGCGATTATGACGAGGCAAACCCCAGCCGGGGAAATATATTCGTTGAATACACCGACGATAATAACCAAGAGCATAACAACTTGCCCACTAATTGGAGTTTTGGCCAGTTGTCACAACTTGCCGGTGCCCCTGCCGGATACCTTAGAGATTTGCCCGCACCGATAGCGGCGGACTGTATTCAATGGGGTTTGAAATATAACCGGGGTAAAGAGTTAATCAAGGTATATGGCAACCAAGCCCAAGGCGGGGAATTGCGAGCCGCAACCGGCCCAGATTATGGCCGGATTTTTGACTGGGAAATATTAGAGCCAATCAAAAACTTGGTTGAGGATAGCGGCGGACGTTGGAAGGTGCCCGGCATGATGACCGGAAGCCGTGACGGCATGGCGGTTTATGATCCGGAGATACCGGTAACCAATGAAACCACAACTTTATTTGCGTCGGATCGGGACGTTTTTGTTTTCCTTGTGGATGACCGCAACCCCATTGAAGTCGGCAAGCTTGCCAATGGCGAGCCTGATTTAATGTTTCGCGGGTTCTATGCATGGAATAGTGAAACCGGAAGCAAAACCGCCGGGATTGCTGCAATGTATTTGCGCGGCGTTTGTATGAATAGAAACTTATGGGGCGTTGAAAACTTTCATGAGATTAAAATTCGGCATACTAAATTTGCGCCGGATCGTTTCGCAATGGAAGCCCGCCCGGCGTTGCAATCGTTTGCCAATGGGTCAACCTTTTCTTTTGTGGAAGGTGTAAAGGCCGCGAAGGATGCAAAGATTGCAAGCGACGATGAGGAACGTTTGGAGTTTCTAAGCAAGCGGGCCGGACTATCTGGACGCATGGCAAAGGCCGCCGCCGCCCGCCATTTAAAAGAGGAAGGCCGTCCGGTGGAAACCGTCTGGGATGCGGCGCAAGCCATAACTGCGATAGCCCGCGACGTTCCACATCAGGACGCCCGCATTGAGGTTGAAAGAAAAGCCGGTGCCCTATTGGATAAAGTAACCGCCTAAACCTTTTCTATATATTAAGACATTGGCCCGCCATTGCGCGGGCCTTTTCTATGTGGGCTTTACTTTATATAATTTTATATATAATTAGATACCAAGGCCCGGCATACCGTCGCGCCATAGGAGTTGAAAACATGACAAAAATATTTGACGTAAATTTTCGCGCTAGTGATTTAATACTTGATCGCGTACTAAATCCAAACCGTGATCCGGAGATAGGCAACGCCCGTCCGCATGACCTTGTGGAAGCTTGCGGCATTATCCCGGATTTCTTTTGCACGGCATGTTGCGAAGCCCAGCAAGTTGACCCTTTAAAACTCACTCTTTTAGATATTGCCGATAAAATGGACGCCGTTTACGGTCACGGCGGCTTTGCTCAATATCCCCTTAAAGGTACGTTAGGGGCAAACGGCGTCTATTCTTATCCGGATGACCCAGATTTGCATCCATTGGCGCGGTTTTCATTTGAAGATAGATTTGTTTTGTATGTTTACCAGTACGGCATTTGCGCGATTGTAGATGAAAAAGTACCGTCTAAATATAGGTGGTCACCTACTCACTATATCGCAAGGTTCGATTAATGTTTAGTTTTCTATATTGGGTTTGGCGCGACGTATCCCCCGCGCCGTCTATTGCTGCTTTGCGGTTCTCTATTGCGTTCCGCCGGTTTGAAGGCATCCGCCACGAATAAACCGCCCACTATATAAGAACAACCGGCCCGCCATTGCGCGGGCCTTTTTCGTTCAATACTTTACTTTATATAAAGTTATATATAAGTAGATACATAAGGCCCGGCATACCGTCGCGCCATAGGAGTTAAAAACATGATCGATCTAAAATCAAATCTTGACCGTTTAGAAGACAGCGCATCAACCTTTTATAAGCGCGGCGGCAACGACGGCGCATCAACCTCCCTTTCTTCCGGGGATGCTTTACAAACCGCAAGCGATATACGCGGCGCAATTCAAGACATATCAAACTTGCGCGATAGCAACGCGATACTTGAGCGCAATATCAAGGAAATGTCCGCCGAAATAAACACGTTGAAAACCGCGCCGGTTGATTTGGGCACCGTTATTAACGATGCAATCAATGGACGCATTAAGGCCGCCTTAACCGATAGCCGCCAACTGGACGCACTGGAAGCCCGCCTTGAAGCCGTTGAAGACTTTAAAGAGGAATTAGACACCGATAGCATATCGGGCCTTGAAAGTTTCGTTGATGACCGCATTGAAAGTTCAGAGATGGACGGCAACCGGGATGACGCAACCCGCGATACAGTGCGCGATATGATCCGGGACGGTGATATTATCGTGACCGTTGACGTTTCATAACCGCACCCAATAACCGCCAAACTGGCCCGCCATTGTGCGGGCCTTTTTTATGCCCGTATTAAATAGTTAAATAGGGCGCGGCCCGCCGCCCGGACGTACCGCCAAACGTACCGGGCACCGTGGGCCGTGGGCCAATTGCCGGGCACCGACCCCAGCCGGGAACGGTTAGCGACCCCAGCGGGCCGGAATTACGCCCAGCCGGTGGAAATTAAATCGCGCACCATTCGCCGGGCTCAACGATCCCAGCCCGCAAAAATTAAGCCGGGGTCGATCCGCCGGGGTCACCGATCCCAGCGCCGCGAGCCGCCTTCGATGTCCAGAAAAAACGGCCCGGGGCCCCTTGGCATGAGGCTCAAACGCCTTGATTTTTCCCTAAAAAACCGCGATCCGCGAGCAACGGCCCGGGCTTCTACTAACGCAGGCATGAGCCATGTTTCTGACAAATATTCATCAGGTATTTCCAACAGAGGTTAACTGTCTTATAATAGCGTTTAAAATCGCATACATTTCGTGGATTGTTTCACGTGAAACATTTTAAAATCTGCGTCACAAAAGTTACAGGGGCCCCCTATGAGTTCAGCAAATTCCGTGATCCTAGAAGAGAAAAAATTAAAACTTGAGCTAAGACTCGCGCAGCTTGAGAAGAACGAGAAATGCCAAAAAGATTTTTTAACTTTTGTAAAAACAGTATGGCCTGACTTTATCGCGGGCCGTCATCATAAAATCATTGCTGAGAAGTTAGAACGCGTGGCCCGTGGGGAGTTAAAGCGTTTAATCATCAACATGGCTCCGCGGCACACGAAGAGTGAGTTTGCGTCCTTCTTGTTTCCTGCGTGGATGATGGGCCAGAACCCGGGTATGAAGATTATTCAGGCGACACACACGACTGAGTTGGCGGTTAACTTTGGCCGTAAAACGAAGAACTTGATTGAGAGTGATGATTTCAAGGAGGTGTTTCCGGGCGTTAAGTTGGCTGTGGACAGTAAGGCCAGCGGGCGGTGGGACACAAGCAACGGCGGAATGTACTATGCTGTTGGGGTCGGGTCGAACTTAGCTGGTCGTGGTGGAGATTTAGTGATTATTGATGACCCGCACTCGGAGCAGACTGCGATGAGCAACACTGGTTTTGAGGATGCTTGGGATTGGTACACTGGGGGCCCCCGGCAGCGTTTACAGCCGGGCGGTTCGATTGTTTTGGTACAAACCCGGTGGTCAGAGAAGGACATGACGGGTCAACTTTTGAAGGCGCAGGCAAAAAATCCATTAGCGGATCAGTGGGAGGTTGTTGAGTTACCGGCTATTTTTGAGGACGGGACTCCTTGTTGGCCTGAGTATTGGAGTTTGGAGGATTTGACCTCGGTCAAGGAGTCTATTCCACCGAGCAAGTGGAACGCTCAGTACCAGCAAAATCCTACGGGTGAGGAGAATGCTATCATTCGCCGTGAGCAATGGCGGTGTTGGGAGAAGGAAAAGATACCTCAGTTGGAGTATGTTATTCAGAGTTATGACACGGCGTTTAGTAAGAAGCAGACTGCGGATTACAGTGCGATTACGACGTGGGGTGTGTTTTATCCTAACGAGGGCGGCAGTGGTCCTAATTTAATTTTGTTAGACAGTCAGAAGGGCAGATGGGATTTTCCGGAATTAAAGCAGATTGCTTTAGATAATTATAAATTTTGGGAACCTGACACGGTTATTGTTGAGGCGAAGGCTTCAGGGACCCCTTTGACTCAGGAATTACGAAACATGGGGATACCTGTTGTAAACTTTACACCTTCACGTGGAAACGATAAGGTAACAAGAGTTCACAGTGTTTCACCATTATTTGAAGCTGGAATGGTTTGGGCCCCTGACGAGACGTGGGCCGATGAGTTAATTGAAGAGGTCGCGGCTTTTCCGAACGGGGAGAATGACGACTTGGTTGATAGTATGACACAGGCACTTATGCGCTATAGACAAGGAAATTTTGTCCAATTGCCAACAGATGACTGGGAAGATGAGGAAAACTCTGTTAGAGTGGCGGCATACTACTAGAGGGAAGGCGCAAAAATGGATGGTACTGCGGTAAATTTAGGTATGGCGGGAACGCCTTTGTCGTCGTCACTACGTCCTATATTGCGACCAGAAAACTTTAGGGGCCCCGGTCCGGGGGCGATGAGTCCTGTCCCGCGGTTCACGGACCTTACTCCACAAGATCAAGAAGAAAAAGTTTTTGATCGGCAAGAGATGTTGCAGGGTGGTGGCGATTTACGATTTTACGACTCGGGTCAAGATTTTAAACTTGACCGCCGTAAATCTCCTACGGGTCCTGCGTTTGGCGATGATGCTGTTCAGCTTCTGGAAGAAAGAGGCGTTGGCCGCGTTTTCTATGACAAGATATTTGGTGATGATCCTACGAGGGGTATTAGTAAGTCTGCGCGTCCGGGCAGTGAGCGGTACGAGGATTTTTACCCGTCTTCTGATGGAGACTTTCAAAGTTCTCTTATAGATGAGTTTGGTTATCCTTCGGTTATAGACCCTGAAACGGGACGGCGGGTTATTCCTACGGACAAGGAACTTTATTCGGAGAGAATGCGTACTGAACGCGCTCGGCAAGATTTACCCACTTACCAAGAATTGGAAGATGCGCGGTCTCATGGCCTAGCTTCTGCGGTATTAGCACAGAAATATGGTCCAGAATCTGCTAAAAAGGCAGGTGATTTTGGTGAGTTCATGGATCGGTTCACTCCTTTGGGGAGTGCTTCTAATGACCGGGACATGGAAATGGACCTACGCAACAACGCGGTTGGCATACAATTATTTAAAAAAGCGGGAATAGATGCTACTTTAGAGGAGTTAGCGGAAACTGTTGACGGAAAGATATTAGAGCAATTAGAAGTAATCATGGGGCGTAGCCGCGAGGAAAGAACAACTCCTGCCGAGGGTCAACCTAACGCTCCTGCAAATTTTAAGTCTCCCGAAGAGGGTTTCGATGTTTTTTACCCACGCGACAAAGATGGTTTTTTTGATACGACACGCGGTAATTATCAACAGTTTTTAGATTAGACCGCATAGGAGAGTTGAATGGCTGAAGAAAAAAATGGATACGCTAGTAGTTTAATGGACACTGGGGTCCCTTCTCAGATTACAGATGAGGAATTGTCTGCTGAGTTAGAGATTGAGCTACCGGACTCTCAAAACAATGTCATGGCTATGATTCAAGCTGATGATGTTGGTGAAATTGGCATTACTCCTACGGAAGACGGCGGCGTTGAGATTGATTTTGACCCTGCGGACCAACGTGGTGAAAGCATGGAATTTGATTCCAACCTTGCTGAAGAGATGCCTGACCGCGAGTTGTCACGCATTTCCAGCGAGATGTTAGCCGAGTACGACGCAAACAAGTCCAGCCGCCAAGATTGGGAAGATGCGTATGCAAATGGCTTAGAACTTCTAGGGTTTAACTACGAAGAGCGCACACAACCTTTCAGAGGGGCCACCGGTGTTACTCATCCTCTTTTAGCTGAAGCTGCCACTCAATTCCAAGCTCAAGCGTTTAACGAGCTTTTACCGTCTTCGGGTCCTGTCCGTACAGTTGTTATGGGCAAAGAG